TGCTACCCAGTTGGTAAGTGTTGATATCGCTGGGTTAATCAACATTTGAATGTTGTTTGATTTATTATTAACGAGATCTTTTAAGTAGAAAGAACCGGACTGATTACCTGAGCTGGCAGTTCCTTTCTTATTAGGATTTAATGAACCTACATAACTTTCAGCAAGACTGTATGTTAAAATGTTAGGCTGATAGGTTGAATTACGTATCTTAAAGAGGGTAAGAACAAGGGTATCGTTATAATACGAGCTACCAAAACCCTGAGCAGGTATTGATTCAATAACCTGAGAGATAGAATCTGTTGTTACTCCTGCTGCACTTGAAAGAGCAAACCCTAAGTTAGAGGTAGAAACAGGTACAAAAACATCTTGAGATGAAAGACTGTAAACAGTTGTTACGGAATTATAAGGTGTATTAGGTCCCCAGTTTGTATTATCAGCTAAATTAATATAATAACCTTGATTGAACTCATCGTTAGCAATCTGAGCTGAGTTAATAATGACTATACCGGCGTTAACATTTCCTCCAGCATTAAATGAAGTACTGGCTGTACTGTTAAGGCTGCCCCAGGAGAAGTTATTCTGAATTAAGGCTTGATAAGCGTCTTCACCGAGTGTAACGTGATTAGGGGCACCAATACTGTATGTATTTACGCTGGAAACTACAGGGAAGAAAAGAGCACTATAAAGGTTAGAAAAACCAGCTCCGGCGCCAGATCCATATGGAAGACGGGTAGTTAATAAGTTTCCATTAGAATTAATAACAGCCTGACTACTGTAGTAGAAATAACGTTCAGCTGCTGTTGCCGGTGTACCGTAGATATTTTCGAACTCAGATATTGAACTAATTTGAAGAACTTCATCTGTAGGACCTTGAGGAGCGAAACCTGGAACATAAACGTACGTTCCGCCAGGAATAGTAATATTCTGGGATAAATCGGTTTCTATGATTTGAACACCGGGAGATTGTATTGATAGAGCCATATTGTTATATTATTATTTATGTTTTCTGGGTGGATTTTTTAGCCCAAAAGGTTAATATCTAGCTGACTAAATTGAAATTGAGCTGTAGATTCTATTAATTCAGTATCTCTATAGCTGTAATTTATAGATCCTAAGCTTGTTATAAACGCGTTGTAATATAAGAATTCAATTATCTTATTATTATATTCGTCTAATCCAAAAATAGATAAATTAACGCAATATTCAGCAATTACACCTGTTTGAATTAAATCCTTATAGGTTTGATATTTAGGATCTGTACCAGAATAATAACTACCTAAAGGAGAATTTTGAATAGCTAACCACTTCCAAAGTAACCAATAGTTTTTAAATCCGTTATCTACTATAAAGTTAACATCTAAAGGAGGGTAACTTGGACGACTGTAACTGGACACATGATGACTTTGTCCTCCAAAACGAACTTCAACAGGAGGTACAGTAATAGCAGGAACAATAGAACCGTGTACACTTATTTCTAACGGATCTAAAGAAATAGTATTATCTGTTACAGCCTGCTTCTTTAAGATAGTCGGCAAGTTAAGAACAAGTAAAAATTTATCTTTACTAGCTCTGTTAAGAACTGATTGTTGTGCTGGGTTAATAGAGGTTGTCATGAATTGTGAAGGGTCTGCCAACCATTATTTATTAAATCCCAATAATCTTCTTTGTCTAAAGCTCTATTTATATCTACATCAGACATTAGAGGTTGATATTTTTCTACTACTTCTCCTCCGATATTAGTTACATTACCTGTTACACTTAATTCGCTAAGAACATACTGTTTCGGGTCTATATCATCGTAATACATTTTAGATAGCTTTAAAGGTTTATTCTGTTCATCTACATCGTCTATTTGAAAATACTGTTGACAGATTTCTGGTTCTAAAGCAAATAACCCCCAAACTAACGCCATTACTCGGTCATCATAAAAATTATCATTCTTTTTTCTATATGTACCGTTCGGGTATCTAATAAAGGTTTCAAGCTCTTTAATAGTATCCATATCATTAACGTGTACAACTTGAAGGAAGTTAACCCAGTATCGCATATTAGCAACACCGGCAAACCTAAGATTGTTATGACTTAATATACCTAAGTGTCTAGTATTAGAAAAAGAACCTGTATTAGCTAATTTTGAACAGCTAACTATTTTTTCATAAAAATGTTTATGAAATAAATTATCAATAATTTGACCTCCACAATTATTTCTCTCAACAAGTAAAGGAGGATTGCCCCATTGACTAGCTAACATAACAAGCTTATTAGAGTAATGATACGGTTCAATAACATTAGTACCAAAGACTGCTACTTGTTTTATTTCTTTTAAATCAGTTATATCTAATACTTGAGCAACAGTAGATGCTCTACCGATACCTTCTCCTACGTCAACACCAATTACATATAGCTTATTCGGATCAGGAGCTTCAAATACTTTATAGTGACCGTCTTCAGCATCCCAAATAGCTTTCTTTCTTTGTTCTTTAAATCTTTCAATAACAGAAGCACCAACAGCTGAGTTATACGGGTCTAAGAATGTATTACCAAACTCTTGTTGGAAGGCTTCATCAGATCCTAAAGCACCAATCATCTTCTTACGCCATTTTTCTCCTCTTCCTGGTACATCCCACCAGTCAATACGTTCCGCTTTCCAGTCATTTGTACCCTTTTCGGCATTAGAATAAATTTCATAGAATTTATTACCGGTTCCATTAGGTGTACTAACCATAAAGATTTTTGTTGTTTTACCAGATGAAATAATTGGAATAACTGATTTCCAGAACTCTTCCATGAAGTTTGGTTCAATGAACGCAGCTTCGTCAATACAAAGAATATTTGCAGTATCACCTCTTGCTGCTGTACTTGTTGTTGTACTAATACCAATACTAGAACCATTAGCAAATGTAACGCCTGTTTTACCGTATTCTTTAACACCGGGTTTTAAATAGTTAGGTAACATTTCATAAGCTAATCGTATCTTCTTAAAGATATTAATAGCTGTGTTTTCTTTGTTAGCAATAATAACTACACGCTTGTCATCAAAGAAGCAAGTATTCCAAAGAGCATATATAGTGGTAATAGTTGTTTTACCTACCTGACGTGAGGCTAGTACACAGACAAATCTATTATCAGCTAGACTCTTAAGCGCTCTTTTTTGAGCTTTATAAAGAGCAATCTTTTGCTTACCTCGATCGGCTTCTACAATATAGAAATGGTTTTCAGCAAAATGCACGATATCATCTTTACACTTCTTAATCTCCTTAACCATCTTAGGAGTCCACTCAAATTGAGCATCCTCCTTTGGTACATTTTTATCACCTCTATAGTACTGTTTTTCGTCTATAGGGTTTACAATGATATCATCTTCCATGCGTTTTATTTAAGGCATGGTAAGTACTTAAATCAATTAACGTTCGTTTGGATTAAGGAAGTTAAGAAGTGTTGTACGAAGATGTTCTACTAGAGCGTCTCTATCGTGAGGATTTTCAGCATGCATGATAGAGACTTTTTCCCCATTTATATCATAACCTAAAATCATATAAGAATTAAGATACTCTTGTGTAATAACATCAAGATGTTCTAAATCCTTTACTTTAGCACCTCTAATAGAAGCGTTATCGTAAAAGCGTAAAAACGCCTGTTTAATTACATCCTCAACGTGTAAATTTTTTTCTATAGGTACGCCTTGTTCTATGTCTGTAGCACTAAGCTTTGGGGATATAGATTTTTTAGAAGACCTCTTTTTTGAGATCTTCTTTTTGTTTGGCTCGTCTGTAGACATACATAGATACTTATTCTTTTCCCTGTACGGAAACTGTTTGTACTTTTTCATTGTATCCTGGCGCCTTGTTATTAATTCCAAACTTAACTAAATGCTCAACTAATACTTCATGAGAGCTAGTCTTAAGCTTCAACCTACCTGGTATAAACTGACCTCCGTCAAACAATTCAAAATACGATTCACCGATATACGGATCATTAATATAGCAGGTACAGAAAATAGAAGCAACACCTGGATCGATAACTATCGTCCAAGCTCTGGGATCTATTTCACCATACTCAGTAAAAAGTCTATGAGCGTAATATCCGCTATCACGTAGTCTTTTAAGAGTGTAACCTAGGGTAGTTAGTTTGTTTGACATATAGAGTAATTTATACGTATACTCTTTATTTTACAAGTGCTGATATAACAAACTTTATATTAACATTTTGATCAGTTACTTCAAAAAGAGTTACCTTTAGTGTATTATTAATTTTTACAGAAATACTAGCTGCCTTAAGACCTGCCAGCATACGCACATTTTCAAGATTTAACGGAAGAGCATTCTTAATAGGTTCCCCTACAAACTTATCTGTTACAAGATAGGTAAGATTATTAATATTCTGTCTTTCGTAATCATTTAATTCAGCATATACTTCATCATTTTTTGTATAGAAGTAAAGTTTATCAGAATCAGTAGCTATAGAACTACCTTTAAGGATTTCATTAAATTTATTATTTTGAAGTATAAACCCTGAATCGTATTTTAAAGTTTTAATCTTAGCAGGATTAACTGGGCACCTCTGCATATAACTATCTTCAAGTAAGAAGTAGTTAAACTTAAAGCTAGGGGTATGATACTTTATATGATTATCCTCAATAATTAATTCAATATAACTATCTTCAATACACTCAAGTAGTCGTACAAACTTTTTAACATCCGGTAAATTAATCTTAATAATACCTTCAATTGGTAAATCAAGAGTTAATGAGGCAAGTAGAACTATACTACCGTCCTGGGAGGAACAAACGGCGTATAGTTCTTTACCTTCAGGAATTAGAGATATATTATCTGCTAATTTACTAATAGGGAGTAAAAACTTTTGTACAAAAAGTTCTTTATTAACTGTAATAGTACTAGTCACTATTATTGAGTTTATTCTTTTCTGTAAAAGATGCAAATACTTTTCCAAGCATACCAGACATTTTTGTTAACGTAGCATTTGTCTTTTCTAACTGAGATCTAATCGATACTATATCCTCTCGAGTAAGAATTGACTCAGATAGCGTAACAGATGCTGGTTGCGATACAGGTGCAGGAACACTATATGTTGTATTAGTGGTATTCGGTGGCGGTGCTATTGGAGGCATTTGCGGTATAGGAGTTAAATCAGCCTGAGGAAGAGGGTAGAGTTGTTCTGCTCTTCTATTAAGTTCTTCTATCTCTCTTAATTGTTGAGGTGTAGGTCCATTTTGAATAGATCTAGTTTGCTGTACAAACTTCATTGGATCAAGTCTATTGGACTGCATCCCCGGGGTTACCGGGGAGAGTGAACTGTCATCAATCCTTTTGAGATTATTACCTGTAATCTTGGCCATTATGGCCGCTGCTAACTGTTCTTCAGAAACGGCCATACTATTACTTTAGCTCCCTACCAGCATTAATAACCGCAACGGCTACAGCTGTATGAATTGACTCAAAATGATTAACTACTACTGAGTAGTCCTTAATACGGTTATCAAGCTCCTTATCAAGCTCAACTGCTACTTTACGAACCATATCTTCAACAAAGACTGGATTCTCATACATAAGCTCAGTTTGATAAGCTTCATCAACACGCTTAAGAGCATTGATAATAGGTGCTGAAGAACTCTTCTCGACAATATCAATAATATCTTCAATCCACATAATACCCTTTGACTCATCAATCTCAACGGTAACGTCAGCTACTGAACGTTGATTATGGGCTCCGTAATCACTGATCTCCTTAGAGCAAGGGCA